AGGAACAGAAAGTTACGCTTCAGGAGGCTCTGGCGGGGTATCAGAGGCAGTCCGATTATACCCGAAAGACTCAGGAGGTTGCGGAACGAAGCAAGGCCATACAGGCGCAAGAGCAGCAGATTGCTGCGATGCGGTCACAGTATGAGGCGTCTATCAATATGCTCGCGCAGGAGATGCAGCGTTATCTTCCGCAAGAGCCTGATTGGGAGAAGCTTCATCAGGACGACCCCATCAACTTCCCGATTATTGAGAAGCAATGGCGAGACTATAAGGCCAATGCGCTTGCGGTACAGCAAGAACAAGCCCGTCTTCAGCAGGAAGCCGCTCAACGGGAAATGCAGCAACGCCAGCAAATTGTCGAAGAGGGTGCGAAGTACATCTTCGAGAAGATGCCTGAATGGAAGGACCCGGCAAAGTGGACTGAGGCGCGTGGAAGGCTCCGCGAATATGGCCAGAAGGTCGGATATTCGGAGGATGAACTAAACGCCGCTCTTGATCCTCGCGCCATCCTTGTCCTTGAAAAAGCGCGACGTTGGGATGCGCTACAGGCCAATCGACCTCAGCCCCAAAAGGCGGCTGCGCCGAAGCCTATGCGACCCGGAACGCCAGCGTCTTCGCCTCGTAAACAGACTGAAGTCCTCAAGGTAAAACAGCGTCTCAAATCGTCTGGTAGCGTCGACGACGCTGCTGCATTTTTCCTGATGCTCGACTCCAAGAGGTAATTACCATGGCATCTGTATCCAAAGTTACGACCTACGACTCGGTCAACGCCATCCGCGAAGACCTCGCGAATTGACAACTTAGCTGTTCTCAGTTAGGTCATAGTTCGCTTGATGTGAACGGCCTGGCAGGGACTCATGAAAGACTGGAAAAGGATAGATCGGGAAAAGATGCAACAGCTCGTGCAGCAATATCCAGCAACGGCAATCGCCTCCATGTATGGGGTGACGGCTGGCGCTGTGTATTATCGCATGAGGACTTACGGCATACAGCGAGGCAGCCACCCTCCGGGCCCGAAAAAGAGCTTTAATCCTCCGCGCGAGGAGCTAGAGCAAGCGGTTTCGGAAATGAGTATGGCTAAGATCGCTGAAAAATATGGCGTAGGCGAAACTGTTGTGTTTACTCGATTGAAGCAGCTTGGGATTGAGGGGCCATCTCGCTCTGAACGTCTCAAGAGGCATGTTCGTACACCAGAGCATAACGCCAAGATCGCTCAGGCCTTGACGCTCCGCACTGGTGAGCTCGCTAATAATTGGAAGGGCGGCATTTCTTCCAAAGATAAGCTTGCGCGCACGAGCATGGCTAACAGAACATGGAAATTATCTGTCCTTCAGCGGGACGGGTTTAAATGTGTTGAATGCGGCGTTGAGCAGGGCAAGATTTGCCATTGCTGCGGCGCTAAGACGATTCTTCACGCGCACCATGTTGTTCCTTTTTCAGAAGCGCCGGATCTTCGTTACGAAGTATCAAACGGCGTGTCTCTCTGTGGTCAATGCCACTGGAAGTCACATCATGGAAAACCGGGTGAATTGCTGGAACCCCCTGAGAGCCATACAGCCACAACGCAGCCGGTAACGGCAAACGTGAGGGCCTGAAAATGTATGGATTGGGCAATCAGCAGCCAAGCATCCAACGTAAGGCGTTAGCCCCAGGGTGGATGAAGGTTCAACGACTAGGCGGTGACGAAAGAATAATCCGCCCACGAGCGCCCGGCCCGATTAAAAGGGATGATATAGTCTGGACTCGTCGGAAACGGCGAGATGTAACGAATAAAATGCGTTACGTTAACAAAACGGTGATCTACGATATCAGTCCAGTTGACACGCCCTTCATGTCCAACATTGGCCGCGACAGCGCGTCCAACACGTACTTCGAGTGGCAGACGGACGCGCTTGCTAACGCCAACACCGCCAACGCGGCGATTGAAGGTGCGGACGCAGGCAACGCCGACTTTGATCCGACGGTTCGCGTCGCCAACTACACCCAGATCTCCACGAAGGTGATCTCGGTCTCGGGCACCGCCGACTCGACGAACAACGCCGGTATGCGCACCGTCATGGCTTACCAGACCGCGAAGAAGGCTAAGGAGCTGAAGCGCGACATGGAGGCCATCCTTACGTCGAACCAGGCTGGCAACGCTGGCGCTGGCACGACGACTGCGCGTAAGACCGCTGGTCTCCCGACGTGGCTCATCACGAACTCGCAGGCGAACGGCGCGACCGTTTCTGCGATGTCGGGAGCGAGCGGCAACGGCTACCCGGACACCGCGTGGACGAACCTCTCGACGGCGACTGACGTTGCTTTCACCGAGACGATGCTGAAGACGGCTATTCAGCAGGTCTGGGAACAGGGCGGCGACCCGAAGATCCTCATGGTGAATGCGTACAACAAGACGGTGGCTTCGGCCTTCTCCGGTCTTGCTGAGCAGCGCATTAACTACACCAAGGCGCAGCCGATGAAGATCATCGCGACGGCTGACATCTACCTTGGCGACTTCGGTGAGGTGTCCATCGTCCCGAACCGCTTCCAGCCCGGCAACTTCGCCTTCGTGCTGGACCCGGAATATGCGTCGGTTTCGTACCTCCGTCCCTTCCGCACGTTCGACATCGCCAAGACCGGCGACTCGGACAAGAAGGAAATGGTGGTCGAATATGGCTTGAGGGTCCGTAGCGAGAAAGCACACGCTGTGATTTGTAACCTCATCGCTTCGTGATAAATATGGAGGGGAGCTTCGGCTCCCCTCTTTTCGTTAGGAGCGAATATGAGACAGCACAATCTACCCCCGATGCAGCGGGTTATAAATCTGAGCATTCCTGAGCCTAACAGCGGGTGCTGGCTCTGGCTTGGTTTCACAAATGGACGATACCCTCAGTTTAAAATAAACCGAAAAAACGTATATGCGCATCGCATATCTTGCGAGAGCGTGCATGGTGATTTGGGTGATCTGCAAGCACTTCACAAGTGCGATAACCCTCTCTGCGTAAATCCAGATCATCTCTATCCAGGCACTCAGTTGCAGAACATGAAGGACTGCATAGACAGAGGTCGGTTTAGGGCTAATGGGGCGATAAATCCTGAAAAGGGATCAGATCGATACAATGCTAAATTGACAGAAGAAGATGCCGCATACATCAAATCATCTTCGGAGAAGGGTATAGATTTGGCAGATCGGTTTGGCGTTACGCCGGGTATCATCTCCGAAATTCGCTCGGGCAAGAGGTGGAAGCATGCCTGAAGAATACCTTCCGGGCTCGTTTGTCCTGGACCGAGACGCCCTGACCGGCACGATTGAGAAGATGCACGTGACCACGGACCAGAAGCTCGTCTTCGAGCAGACGGTCGATGTGCAGGGTCTTGGGGAGTACAATCAGGCGATCAGGAACGAGGTTTCGCGCACGGAGGCGCTGCCGGATGGGGTTGGCGTCAAAGTGGCGTCCTTGCCCATGATGGTGTATCTTGATCTCAGAAAACGTGGGATTTTGGGCGATAAGGCTGCCCTGCGTCGTTGGCTCCAGAGCGACGAAGCAAGGCCCTTCCGAACGCACTGGGTGGCAAGCTGATGGCCGTCATCACCAATTACGCGACGTTGCAGGCAGCGGTTGCAGATTACCTGAACCGCACCGATCTCACGTCGCAGATCCAGACGTTTATTCAGTTCGTGGAAGCGGACCTGAACACGCGGCTTCGGTGCCGTGAGATGATCGTTCAGGACACGCTCACATCGACCTTGGCGGATGTTGCGCTTCCTGCTGACTGGCTTGAGGCGATCAATCTCAAGATCGATGGCGGAAAAACGCCGCTGCGCTATATCACGCTGGACGATGCTGACATCGTTACGACCGAGCAGTTTTATACGCAGCCGAACTTCTACACGATTGTTGAGGACGTGATCCGACTTGTCCCGGCTCCTTCGCAGAACCAGGATATTGACCTGATCTATTACGGCAAGATCCCTGCGTTGAGCGATGTTGCGACGACCAACTGGTTGCTGACGAAGGCTCCTGACGTTTATCTTTATGGGGCGCTTGTTCATGCAGCTCCGTTCCTAGTGGACGATCAGCGGATCGGTACGTTTGGGCAGTTTTATTCGCAACGCGTCGAAGCTCTGACGCAAGATTCACTGCGGTCCCTGCATAGCGGATCGCCTTTGATCGCCAGAACCAAGAGGCCGTACTATGGCTGACTCATTTACATCGAACCTCAACCTGACGAAGCCGGAAGTTGGCGCGTCCAAGGACACATGGGGGACGAAGCTCAACGGCGATCTGGACGACATTGACGCCGTGTTCGCTGCTGGCGGAACAGGCACGTCCGTTGGCCTGAACGTCGGCTCCGGCAAGACGCTGGCGGTTGCAGGGACGTTGACCGTCTCTGGAACAGCGACGCTGCCAGCCGCAGCTACAGCGGGCGGCGCGACTGTTGTGACGACCACCGGCACGCAGACGCTGACGAACAAGACGCTGACCAGCCCAACGATTAATACGGCTACCGTAGCTGGCGGAACGATCAACAACACACCTATCGGCGGTACGACACCTGCTTCTGGCGCGTTTACGACACTTTCCTCGACCAGCGCGCCGTCTTTCGCGGGAGGAGCTATTGTTCCGACTGGCGGGATCATCATGTGGTCTGGTTCTATCGCGTCCATTCCTTCGGGGTGGGCGTTGTGTAACGGATCGAATGGTACGCCTGATCTTCGCGATAAGTTCGTTGTCGGCGCTGGTTCCGCTTACGCCGTCAATGCGACGGGCGGCTCTGCTGACGCGATTGTCGTCTCGCACACCCATACCGCGACATCTTCCGTCACTGATCCTGGCCACACCCACGCAGCAGGCGGTGGTACTGCATTCGTTACTCAGGGCAACGGTTCAATTCGTGGCGGTTCTGGCGACAGCGGTACGGCTGCGAATACTGCAAGCGCCACGACCGGTGTTACTGTCGCTACGACTGTCGCGAGCGCCGGTTCGTCCGGCACGAACGCCAACCTGCCGCCGTACTTCGCGCTGGCCTACATCATGAAGCTGTGACGATGGACGCCCGTAGCGAACGCAATCTAATTGGTGTGCATCCCGACCTCGTTCGGGTTGTGCGCGCTGCTGCCAAGAAGTCGAAGTTCATCGTTACGGAGGGGTTGCGCACAAAGGCGCGGCAGGCGCAGCTCGTGAAGGCGGGCGCTTCCAAGACGATGAACAGCCGTCATCTGACGGGGCATGCGATTGACGTTGCTGCGTTGGTGAATAACGAGGTTCGCTGGGATTGGCCGCTTTATGCCGCCATCGCGAAAGAGATTAAGCAGGCTGCTGCTGATCTCAAGGTGCCGATCATTTGGGGCGGTGATTGGCGCACGTTCAAGGATGGGCCGCATTTCGAGCTGGATCGGAGGAAGTATCCATGAGGCTGCTCATTCTGCTGCTTCCGCTTGCTCTCGCAGGCTGCGGCGTCATCCGCGATTTTCCGAAATACTGGTAGGAGAAAGACGATGGACAAGGACATGTTTGAACGCCTGTTCCGCACCGCGTTGCAGGTTGTGGGCGCGGTTGTTGCTACTCGCTATGTCGGCGAAGAGAACTGGGCCGCGATTTCCGGCGCTCTGCTGACCATAGGCACGACCGGCTGGACGATCTATGCAGCAAGGAAGGCTGTGAAGTGATCGAGTTCTTCGCCATCATTGCAGCGCTTGCCGCTATTGCTGGCGTATTTGTCGGCGTCGTTTGGCTGGCCGAACGGAAGGCTAAGGCTGAACTTCTGGAGGAGCAACGCCGTGAGGATGACGAAAGGCTGCGGTTGGCTATCGAAGCTGACGCTCGTTCTCGCGAGCGGATTGCTCGTGGCGAGCTGCTCCAAAACGACGGTTTCAAACGGGACTGAATGTCTCGTTTGGAGGCCGATTTCCTGGTCTGGGAAGGACACGCCGCAGACCATCGAAGAGGTGAAACTTAACAACGCTAGACGAACTGCATGGTGTGGGAATGGCCGACAACAATGATATACATCGTGAGCTTGGTTCACTTCTCGCACAGGTCGAGACGCTTAACCGCGAGATGAAAGAGCTGAAGGCCGACGTGAAGGAAATTCGCGACGACTTCAATGCGGTGAAGGGCGGCTCTCGTGTTATGATCGGGATCGCAGCCGTCTTGGGCGGCGGCGTGACGTGGACGCTCAATCACTTCTTCGGGAAAGCCTGATGCCTCTCGCGCCCCTCAATATCCCTCCCGGTGTCGTCAAGGCTGCTACGCCTCTCCAGATCAAGGGGCGCTGGTTTGACGCGAACCTGATCCGCTGGCAGGCAGGCAAGCTGATGCCGATAGGGGGGTGGGAGCGCATTACATCGACCCCGCTTTCCAGCACCGTTCGCGGGCTGTTTACATGGACGACGCCAACCAACATACCCCTTGCTGCGATTGGCCTGAGCGGAGGTCTCTACGCTCTGGAAGGCGCGACTTACGACGACATCACGCCTTCTAATTTCGTCGGAGAGACGACTGGGCTGTCTGGCGCTTACGGGGCCAGCGATTACGGCGACCTGTACTATGGCCTTGACGATCCGGTTTACACGATCTCGACGGCTGTCAGATCCAGCAACACCGTGACGATTACGACATCAGCCAATCACCAGTTTCAGACCGGCACGTCGGTTGTAATCGCTGGCGTCACTGACTCTGCGTTCAACGGTACGTTCACAATTACACGAACCGGCAACACGACGTTCACTTATTCGCAGACGGCGGCTAACGCCTCGTCATCTGGCGGCACGGCGTCCCTTAATCCTGCGGATGTGCGTCCTGCGTCTTCTGCCTTCATCCCGTCTTTCTCGTGGACGTTCGATAACTGGGGTGGCGACATTCTGGCTGTTGCGTCCAGCGATGGCAGGCTTCTGCACTACGAGGAAGGGGAAGCAACAGCGCACGAAGCGGGCATCGTCTCCATTGTCAGCGCCGCTCGTGTTTCTAATGTTATTACATTCACGACTGACGGCCATCATGGATATGGCGTAGGCGACACGGTAATTATCACAGGGAATACTCAAGGAACATTCAACGACACGTTCACGGTTGCGACAGTTCCGACATCAGACACGTTCACAGTCAGCGACTCTGGCACTGACACGACCGGAACTGGCGGGACGGCTGAGATTGATCCTCCTGTACCTGTCAATAATCGAGCTGTGATCGTGACGCCGGAGCGTCATGCGGTCCTGATCGGAGCTGGCGGTAACAATCGCCGTGTTGCGTGGTCATCGCGCGAGGATTACACAGACTGGAACTTCGCCAGCACGACGAACACGGCTGGGTATTTGGATCTCGACACATCAAGCCAGCTCGTCATGTGCGCGCCTGTTCGCGAAGGAACGCTGATCTGGACGCAGGATGAAGCCTGGCTGATGCGCTACATCGGCCTTCCTTATGTTTACGGCATCGACCGGATTGGATTTGGCTGCGGCCTTCGTGCGCCAAAGGCGTTCGTGACTTATGCTGGTCGCTGCGTTTGGATGGGCGAGGAGAGCTTCTGGGTCTATGATGGCGGCGTCGTGAAGCCGCTCGCTTGCGATGTCGGATCGTTCGTCTTTGAAGGCATAGATCCTGACTATGGTAAGCGCTACACGCATGGCTCAGAGAACAACATCTTCCCTGAAGCGTGGTTCTGGTATCCGTCCGTTGGATCTTCGGTTCCTGATCGGTATGTCGTTTACAACTACGCAGAAGGCTGGTGGTCGGTAGGCGAGATGACGCGCACGGCAGCTTATGGCGCTGGCGTACTTCCCTATCCTATCGCGGCGGATGAGAACAACGATTTGTTCTATCAAGAATCGGGCTGGACGGCTGCTGGCGTACCGATTGAGACGGATCGCTATGCGGAGACGGGTTCGATCAATCTCCAGAATGGCGGTCTGATTACCTTCGTGCGCCAGGCGATGACGGACAGCGGCTATGGCTACGACAGCACGCAGTTGACTTTCTTGTCATCGTTCACGCCTGAGGGTGCGGAGACGACATCCGGGCCTTATAATCCGCGTTCTGACGGATACACGGATGTTCGCGTGACTGGCCGGGACTATCGGATAAAGGTCGCTGCAACGCAGGACGCGCCGTGGAGCATAGGCGAGATGCGGATTGACTTCACAGCGAGGGGCGGACGATGAGGGTTTTAATTCCGCCTCCTCCGGCTCAGTACGATCCTGGCTATCTGACGCGGGCTTTTGCGTCGATTGAGCAGATGGCTGCGTTCACGGTAACGCGGCTTGAGGCTATCGACGGCATCTTGCTGCAAGCGCCGGATGGCGGTGTGTGGAAGGTCAGCGTCGATAATTCTGGAAACGTCGTAACAACATCGGTGCCTCTTGGACAATCAGGTTCGCCTCCTTACTAGGATGGAGAAGGCTTTGCGTTTGGCTGGTGGAACGCACACGGTCGCAGATGTGGTCGAGGCGCTGAACGCTGGCCGGATGCAGGGCTTCTGGTCCGAGAATGCTGGCGTCGTGACCCAGGTTGTGCAGCATCCTCGAAAGAAAGAGCTGAACGTGTTTCTGGCGTTTGGCGATCTGGACGAGGTGATGGCTATGCAGCAGCAGGTGGCGGATTTTGGCCGTCAACATGGCTGCTCGTTTATGGTAATGTCTGGACGAACAGGTTGGAAGCAAGTCCTTCCAGAACACGGTTGGTCGCAGGTTGGCGTGACATACGCCCTGCCTCTGGAGAATTGAGATGGGAAAAAGCGCTCCTTCAGCACAAACCGTCGTCAACAAGACGGAGCTTCCTCCGTTCATTACTGAGGCGGCTCAGAAGAACCTTGCGATTGCAGATGAGCTGGCTCAGCGCCCGTACCAGCCTTACGGCGGGTCTGTGGTTGCTGGGTTCAGCCCGGAGCAGCAGCAGGCGTTCCAGATGGCGCAGCAGAACGTCGGCTCCTACCAGCCTGCGTTGACTGCGGCGATGGGCGCTGCGGCTGGCGGTGCTTACTACAATCCGCAGATGGTGACGGCTCCGAGCTTTCTCGAAGGCAACATCCAGCAGTACATGAACCCGTACCTTTCTGAGGTTGAGCAGCGAGCGACCAGCAACGCCGAGCGCGCCTTGCAGCAGCAGATGAACCAGATATCGTCTCAGGCAATCCAGTCCCGCGCTTTCGGCGGCTCTCGTCAGGGGATCGCGGAAGGCGTTGCAGCCGCAGAAGGCGCGCGTGGGATCGGTGATCTTTCCGCACAGCTTCGCGCGCAGGGCTTCCAGCAGGCGGCGGCTCTTCAGCAGGCCGATCAGGCTCGCGCGATGCAGGCGGCTTTGGCGAACCAGCAGGCGGGGCTTTCTGGCGCTAATCTTGGGCTTCAGGGGGCAAATGTGCTGGGTACGCTCGCCCAACAACAGCAGCGAGCCGGTCTCACGGATATTGGCGCTCTTGAGTCGGTTGGTCAGCAGCGCCAAAGACAGCAACAGCGTGAGCTTGAAGAGGCCTATGCCCGCTTTGTCGAGCAGCGCGATTTTCCGACACAGCAGCTTAACCTTCGCTTGGCTGCTGTGGGAGCTACACCTTATGGGCAGACGCAGACGCAGACCAAGACAGGTGGCGAAAATGGAAGCAATCTTCTCTCAGGCATAGGCGGTCTTGGATCTCTTGCATCCGGCCTTGCTTCTCTTTTCGCGCTCTCCGACCGCAACGAAAAGACCGACATCAAGAAAGTTGGTAAGGACGACGCGACCGGTCTTGATCTATACTCATACCGGTACAAGGGCGATCCGAAGACCTATCCGAAGGTTGTCGGCCCGATGGCGCAGGATATTGAAAAGAAGTATCCTGATATGGTGGTGAACGTGGATGGCAAGAAGGCTGTTAACGCAAACTTCCTGTCTGGCCTTATTCGATAGGGGCGCGATGTGGCTGACGTAAACACAATCGCTTCGTACATCTACCGCCGGGCGCAAGAGGTTGGCGTAAATCCCAACCTCGCCCTTGGCATTGCGCGTTACGAAGGATTGAACCCCAACACTATCGGATCGCCTACGTTCGGCAATCGTGACGCGCGCGGATATTCGTTTGGGCCATTTCAGCTTTTCTCAGGATCGCCTGATCCTAACCGCATAGCTCCTGGCGGCATGGCTTACGAGTTCCAGCAGAAATTTGGCGAAGCGCCATCTGCATCGAACTGGCAAAAGCAGGTAGATTTTTCTCTTGATGCTATGCGCCGACGAGGTGTTGGTGCGTGGTACGCTGTGAGGGATCAGGGAGGCCCTGAAGCCATTACGCAAAAGGGCAGCATCTTCGCGCGCCAGATCGGTCTGGATGGTAACGGTCAGCCTGTCGCATATCAAGAAAGATCGCCTGCTGCGGACACTGCACAGATAGGCTCTCCTGTGTCGCCGCAAGCTGCGCCTGCCGCTGCCCCTGCCTACGCGAATGACTTCGGTACTGCGGCTCGCAGGTTCGGCAACTTCCTTGCGCCTAGCATGGTGGAGGCTCCGCAGCCTCTCGCGCCGGATCAGGCGCAGGCGCAGATCGCGCAGCAACGTCAAGTACAGAGCGATCTGTCACGCGCTAATGATGCAATGCGAGCTTTCACGGCTCTCTCCGCTTTGGGAGCTGCACAGCAGGCTCGGCAAAATGAGCCGATGTCATTGCTTCAGCCTTCGATTGTTCGCGGGCGTGTTGTGCCGATACAGTTTCAAAGAGGATTGCTCTGATGGCGACGTTGATGGATTTTATCATGGCTCAGCGAGGTGATGAGTCTGATCCGCGCTTTGCAGCAAATCAGCAGGCTATGGAGTTGCAGAATATCGCTGCCAATTCGCAACGTCCCGGCATGATGCCGCCTCCCGCTTTTGCGGGCGGCTTCTCTCCGACGATGCAGCCTATGCAGCGCGCTCCTATGATGATGGCGGCTCCGCCGCTTTCTCTTATGTCAGACAATTTGCCGCCGATACCGCCCTCTGGCGTACCGGTTCTGCCGCCGCCGCGTGAAGTTGGCGCTGCTCCTGGCATGGGAGTTCCTATGCCTTCTCCGCGTCCCGCGAACACGGGCGCTCCGATGCAGATGGCTTCTGCGGCTCCATCTGTTCGCGAGAGCTTCATGCAGCGGCTGCTGAGTGGTCCCAACTATCAGTCCAATTCAATGCCGGTTATGCCGCAGGGCGCTACAACGCCGCAGCAGATCAATTTCGGTAACCCGGATAATCCTGCGGACTTTGTTCGCGCTGATCGCGCCCTCATGGGCCTGCCAGAAGACGCTCTGCGGATCGCAGGGCTTCTTGGCTAAGGAGTTAAGAGATGGCTGACGGCATCCTCGACGGTATCAGCAACGCAGTTGGCGGTGTTGGCGACTTCTTTCTGAACAGAGGTCGTTACGCCGATCCTAATGCAATGAACGCGCAGTTCGGTGTCCCTGAACAGGACGTTCGTCAGGCTGGCATCAACACGCTGGCAAATGTCTCTGCGTTGCTTCTCGCTGCGGGTCAGCCGATGACGGGCAATCAGCGGGCGCAGTTGCTTGCCGGAATTGGCCCGGCTCTCGGCGGGATGCAGACCGACATATTCAAGGCGCAGCAAGCGCGTCTTATGAACGCTCAACAGAGAGCTGCTTTGCGCGAGCAACAAGAGATGGAGGCTGTTCGTGGGGAAATGCGGGACCCCGTTGCGTTTGAGCGTAAATATGGTTTCAAGCCACTTCCTTCTGCATCTGACAATCGGCAAATCCTGAAGCAGAAGACACTAGCAGATGTGGCGATGCCTCCTGAGCAGAAGCGTATTCGTGAGCTTGAAATCAAGCGTCTCGAACAGCAGCTTGAAGAAGGAAACTACCTCAGAGCTGGCAATGATATTTATCGCAAGACGCCGCAAGGTTTGGTTAGAATAACGCCTGAGCGCGACTACGGTTTTGGTGATATATCTACCCCCACTGTGCCGCCTTCCGGCGCTGGTGTCGCCGCTCCAGATGCTGCGCGACCGCCTGGCGTACCGCCTGGCGTACCGCCTACCGCAGCCGCAGCTCCTGAGACAAATCGATTTGCTACGATCAACAGGGATGTTGATTACAATAGAGCGTTTGGCGTTTCTGGGGCATTTAATTGGGCATCTGGAAAGGTTCGCGGCGTTTTCGGCACGGAAGATAGAAACACCCAAGAAGCCGGGAAAGCTATATCTGAAGTCAACACGTTGCGTAACAGCCTCATCAGCGCCACTTCGGCTGAAGTTGCGGGAAAGAACTTGAAGTCAACGCAGCAGCGCATTCAGGAGCTGCTTCCTACTCCAGCCGCCGTCTTCACTAGCCCGGCTGAGGCTGTAAATAAATTCTCATCTATTAAGCAGTTGATCGAGTCTGATATGAATGATCTTCTGTTCATTGGTAGCGCTCGGTCTGGAGCGTCAGAAGCGGATAGGACAAAGGCTGCTCAGGCATATAGGGATCTTCGTCGCAATCGCGACAACATCAACGTAGTCATAGATAACCTTACGCGCGGATCATCTGCCCAAAGCGGTCAGCGCGCTATGTCTTCACGCGACACAGAGGCCCTGAATTGGGCGAACAGCAACCCGAACGATCCGCGAGCTGCTGCTATCAAGCAGCGTCTGGGAGTGCAGTGATGGCTTTTGATCCAGACGCATATCTGCGAGAAACGGGCGGCTCTAACTTTGATCCTGACGCATACCTTTCTGAGACATCAGGCGGAGCGCGGGGGTTAAAGGGAGCTGCTGTTTATGGACTTCAGGGCGCGATGCGCGGCCTGACTGCTCCGCTAGACATCCCCGGCCAGCTTGTGAACCTCATTACAGGTCGAGAAGATCGCACTCTCGGCCAGACTGTTCGTCAGGGAATCGGCGCTCTGCAATCCCGAGCTGCCGCCGCTGCCGGAGCAAGCCCTCCTGGGACGAGTTATCAGTACGAAAACATTGAGCAGGTACCGCCTGAGTTTCGCCCATCTGCGCGCGCTGGTGAGGCGTCTGGAGCTGCTGTTCCGTTTATAGCCGGTCTTGGTTTGGCCGCCCGTGGCGCTCCCATTGCTCAGACTGTTGAGCGCGCGCTGGCAGCTCCAGCAACGACTGGAGTGGGAGCTGCTGGTGGGCAGGCGGTGCGGCAGATGGTGGCCGATGCTGCATCCAATCCATATTTTCTAGCCTCGCAACTTCCAGCTACGGCTGGCGCAGCTCTCGGCGCGTTCGGCGCTGAAGTGGTGGCTCCGGGCAGTGAACTCGCCCAGATGGCCGGTCAGTTTGGTGGAGGTCTTCTCGGAGCTGCGGGGGCAGCAGCGACGCAGGCTGGCGGTCGTGCTGGCTCTGGCCAAATTGCGGCGGCTCTGCCTGGCACAGAAGAGGCTGCTCGCGTGACTGCTGGCCGTCAGCTTGCCCCACTTCTTCAGCAAGCTGGAGAAGCCCCAGAACAGATCATTCAGCGTCTTCGCACTCCAGATGTAGTCCCCGGAGCCCTGCCTGCTGAATTGGCTCAAAGCCGAGCTGTCACCGGATTGCAGCGATACCTTGCCGGTCAGGACACGGAGCTGGCGAACGCTCTTGCCGCATCGCGCGAGCAAGTTGCTCAGAACATCCGAACTGGAGTTGAGACAGCCTTCCAGCCTGGCCAGATGCAGGCGCTCACGCAGGCTGCTGCTACGCGGCAGCGCGCTTTTGGGCAGCGTCTTGACGATCTCGTTTCGTCTGCTGAGACGCGCGCTCAGGCTTCAATCGCACAAACTCAGGCGACTGGTGCTGAACGCGTCGCGGCTGCTCGTCTTGCGGCTACTGAGCGTGCCGGAACTGCCGCAGAGGCAGCCGCGCCAATCGCTCCATTGTCGCCGGGTCAGGCTCGCGGCCTCAATGTCCAAGCGCGCACCATTTTGGAAGATGCTCTTTCTACGGCTCGCGCAGAAGAGCGTCAGCTTTGGCGTCAGGTTCCTCGCGATATTGAGATACAGCCTGTGCGCGTCATGTCAGCCTACGACGATCTGCGCGCCAATATGATCCCTGAAGATCGGATGCCTGGCATTATCGATAATGTTATGCGTCGCTATAGAGAAACTATAGATGAAGGAAAGCCAGTATCATCTGGCGAGCTTCTTTCTCTTCGCAGCACGCTGCTCGATCAGGCTCGCGATTTCCGCGCTCAAAACAATTTTGCTGACGCGCGTCGTGCCCGTGTATTAGCAGATGCTACGCTCGATGATCTTGAGACAATCGGCGGCAACGCGGCAGCTACTGCTCGGGATTTCTCTCGCGCATTGAATGATCGCTTCTCTCGCAGCTTTGCTGGCGATGTGCTGGGCACTAAGCCGTCCGGTGCAGAACGTGTTCGCCCGGAGCTAACTCTTGAGGCTGCTACTTCAGGGCAGCCTGAGCGCGTCGCAGCTCAATTGTCTGAGCTTAGAACAGCGGTTGCGGATCAAGGACCGGCTATGCAGGCCATCCAGCAGGACTTCCTGCGCACGCTGACGGAAAGGATTATAGACCCTACAACTGGAGCGGTTATTCCGCGCCGGGCCGACGCGTTTATCCGTGATAATGCGGCGATCCTTGAACAGTTTCCGCAGGTGCGCGACAGCATCAGGCGAGCTGCCGAGGCGCAGCGCTCTGCTGAAACCGCTGGCGCAGCAGTTCCTGCCGTTGAACGCGCGGCAACTGAAGCTGCTACAGAGGCTCAGAGACAAGCGGATCGCGCAGTGCGTGATGTCTTGAAACGCACCGGAGACGCTGGCAGAGAGGCAGAGCGAGTCGCGGCATTCTCACGTGTGCTACGAGCTGGCGAGAACCCTCAAAACGCAGTCGCATCGGCTATCTCATCAGCCAACCCAGTACGCGAACTGACGCGGCTTTCTTCACTTGCTCTACGCGGAGGCCCTGAGGCTGTCGGCGGTCTTCGTGCGGCAACCCTTCGCTATGCTATGGATGATGCGACCAGTCGCACATCTGGGCTGTCTTACGGAAAGTTGAGCGACACGCTGACAGATCCTATTTCGGATCGCGGCTTGAGCATCTTGGCTACGCTTGAGCGAAATAAAATCATGACTGCGGCTCAGCGCAGCCAGATTGAGACTTTTGTTAAGCGTGGCGTAGAGCGCGAGCTGGCCGACAACACCGGCATCGAGGTTAAGCAGTTCGGCGGTGTGGCGGGCATGACGCGGCGCTACATCCCCCGCATCATAGGCGCGAAGATTTCGACCCTATTCAGTGGCGGCGGCGCGGGGGAGAGCCTGCAAATGGCGAACATGGGCGCAAACGCAGCAGAGCGTATTGCGACCCAACTCCCGGCAGACAAGGTGAACGCGGTGATGGCGCAAGCCCTCAAATCGCAGTCGCCAGATGAGCTGATTGCGATACTTGAGAAAGCAGCGCAGTTCACTCCTACTGGATCGCAGCGCGTAGTTGATCCAATGACACGAGAAGCTCTTGCCGCGCTGCGCGTGATGCTTGTTTCGCCTGGCGTCGAAGCTGACAGGCCGCCAGGAGGTGCATCAGCATTCAGGCCGGAAGCGTTGGGTCGCAGATAACCAGATCCATCGCTTCCGCCAGCTCCGCGTCGTCTGCTTCGAAGACGTGGGCATAGGTCCGCAGCGTCGTGGTCACGTCGGAATGGCCGAGGCGCTGCGAGACTGCTTTCACCGGCATCTTCTTCCGCAGCAGCGTCGTCGCGTGCGCATGTCGGGCTGAGTGTAAGCAATACCCGTCACCCAGCCCGACCGCTGCCATCGCAGCACCTACGGAGCGAGAAAGGTGCGCGAGAGAGGGACGCCCGCCCTGTGCCGAGAGGAGAATAGGCTCAGACGGGCCTCGTGATATTGCCCTAAGCTCCTCCAAAAGACTAGCAGGCAACGACACGACACGCACAGCCGACGCTGTTTTCGGTTTGGAAATACGCTCAACCCCGCCGATCCGCACAATTCCCTTGGTAACGAAAAGTTTACCTGTGGATAAGTCCACATCTCCCCAAGTCAGCGCAGCGATCTCTCCCCGGCGCAGACCGGTTGCAATCGCGATCCTGACGGCAAGCCCGACCAGCGGCTTGTCCTCAACGTAATCCAGAAGCGCCCGGATCTGGTCATCCGTCAGCGCCTTCCGATCCGTCTTCTCCTTGCGGGGCGGTTTGACTTTGAGCATGGGCGATGCAGGAATGTCGCCCTGTTCGACCGCCCAGGAGAAGAAGCCGCAGAGGATCTGGTGAGCGACGCGAACCGTGGACGCCGAACACGTCCGCAGACGGGCAATGTACCAAGACGTAATGTGTTGAGGCTTCACATCGCAGATGGGCAACTTCCCATGCAGGGCGAAGAGGCCGCAGCAAAAATCCCTGTAGTTTCTGGCCGTTGTCTCTGAGATCAGGCCGAGCCCGCGACGTTCCTCGATCCAGTCCGCAAATCGCTCATGCAACATTTTTCTAGCTCCGTAGCTTTTCTCTATTGACGGAATTAAAATTGACGATCATTCTCTCCTCGTCAAGTCGGCTGATGCGCCGCACATTCAGGAGCGAGAGGATGACGGAAAAATACGAAGTTGATGGAGTGAAGCTCCACGACCTGCTGGCCGAGGCGTCTTTCGTCATCGGCTACCTGGGAGGCCAGCCAAACGTCCCACTGACAGACGCTGCACGACATGAGATGGTTTTGATCGCAGCGCGCTTGCGCAAGGCGAGAGATGCAGTGATCGCTGACCAGAAGGCGGTGCAATCATGAATTACATGACACACGAAGATGTGATGCAGCACATGGCGAAGATCGTCCTTCCAGCCTTCACGCGCTGGCAGGCCATCGATCTGCTGATTGCTGCTGGCTACTCCTTAGAAGAAGTCGCGACATTTGTTGATGAAGCCATGCGTCGTGCATGGCGCATGATGAGGAAGAGGAGCTATAGAAATGGATAATGTTATTATAAACGGAGTTGAGTACGCGCCTGTTAAGAAAGCAGCGGGATCTCGCGCTGTTGTCGTTGTTGATCGCGGCTGGATTTTTGCCGGAGATGTGACGCGCGCCGATGGGCGAATTTATCTTTCTAATGCGCTGCACGTTTTTAAATGGGAGTCGCTAGGCTTTAGCGGAATGATTGCAGACCCTAAAAAGGCAAAAGCAGACTTACGCAAAATCGCTGACGTTGACATTCCAGAAGGTGCTGAAGTGTTTTGCGTACCTATTCCTGATGGCTGGGGGCTCTGATGAGCGGAGACGTTAAGCCAGTAGGCTCCGGCTACGGCTACGGCTCCGGCTTCGGAGACGGCTACGGATACGGCGACGGCTACGGATACGGCGACGGCTACGGATACGGCGACGGCGACGGCTACGGCGACGACTCCGGCTCCGGCTACGGCGACGGCTACGGCTCCGGCTTCGGCGATGGCTACGGCGACGGATACGGATACGGAAACGGCACAATCAGCAATCGTTTAGGCTTGTGTTCAGTTGCTCGCATGATGAGGAAAGCAAAATGACCAACAATCAGCTTGTTTCAATCGTAGAACGCATTGAGAAGATCGAGGATGATCGAGCGCTGCTCGCTGCGGATGTGAAGGAGATTTACTCCGAAGCGAAAAGCAACGGCTTCGATCCGAAGATCATCAAGAAGATCATCGCCATGCGGAAGAAGGACGCTGAAGAGCGCGAGCGCGAGGAGGATCTGCTTCAGAGCTACATGGCTGCTCTCGGGATGCTCGCAGACACGCCGCTTGGAGAAGCAGCAATGGCTCGCGCCAAGGAGCAGTTCTGATGCAATGGCTGAAAACGAAAACGCATTTCGGCCCGCACATCTGGGTGTGCCTTGAGGATCAGGGCGTGTCCCGCTCAATCCTGCACACAGGACGTTGGGAGCCGCACGTTGAGAAGCTGCTGCACGACTACACCTATCGTGACATCACGTTTCTCGATGTCGGGGCAAACGTCGGCTACTTCTCCCTGTCAGTGGCGAATAAGCTGCGCGCTCTTGGATCTGGTCGCGTCATAGCTGTGGAGGCCAACCCGCTTGTCACGCCCTATCTGATGGCGTCAGTCGTCGAGTCCGGTTTGGACGACATCATTGATGTTCTGCCTTACGCGGTTTCTGAAGAGAATGGTCTGGTCGAAATGCTGGCTGAGTTTGGCGACAACCTTGGTGGATCTACAATCAGGAAGGTGTCGAGACAGGACGTCAGCAAGAAAGTTGTTCCATGCGTGAAGCTGGATGACGTTCTGGATGATGTCTCACATATCGACTTGATGAAGATGGACATCGAAGGCGCGGAGCTTTTGGCGCTTCATGGGATGAAGGCGCTGATGCTAAGGCACAAGCCTGACATCATCATGGAGATCAACAAGGATTGCCTACAAGGCGTCTCTGGCGTCTCTGTGGCGACGCTTGCCAATCACATGAAGCTGATCGGCTACGAAGCGTTTGACTTCTTTGGTGGCGGCAACAAGGTCAGCGTCGATGAAATTGTGCAGATCGTTGACGCCAACAATTACTACGACTTTTTGTTTCGTCCGAAGTGAGGCTTCGATGAACCTGGAGCAGCAAATCGAGCATTACAAGGCGGTTCGCAACAGGATCATGAACGCAAAGCGCGCCTCGCTTGTGATGAAGAAAGAGCTTGATCCTACGGAATTATACGTGGCCCCAAAGCCGCCGAAGAAGAGGAGAGAGCATAGCGTCAAAGTGGCGCGAGAGACACAGGAAAACATCGCGCACATTCTTGATGCTTACGGAGTGACGTGGAACGAGGTGATCGGTCCATGCCGAAAGATTAAATACACAATGCCAAGGCGAGCGATTTGGTGGATGCTGCGATGCAAAGGATTAAGCACCGCGCATATAGGCACTCTGACTAATCGCGATCACACAACCATTCTCAACGGATTGAAAAAGGTGAACTCATGGGCCCGAAGCTAATTCTCAATGAAGCAATCAACCTCATCGATGATCGTGGCGTCAACTATGGCGGCATCGAGCAGAACTTCGACCGCGCTGCGAAGATCTCCAGCCTGAAGCTAAACAAACATATTTCGCCATACGAAGTCGCGATCATCCTTGAGTCCGTCAAGGACGCGCGTCGTGCTGTAGCTCCTGAGCATTACGACAGCCACATCGACGGAATTAATTACCGAGCGTTTGCGCTGCTGCTTTCTGGCGCTCAGAGGGACATCCCGACGACGCAGGAGATGGCCGGGATGATTAATCGCCTGAACGATGAGGCGTGATATGGGCAAGATCATTCGTACCAAGAGAGAGGCGAAGGGCGGCATAACTGCCGAAGAAAAGGCGCGCATGGATGAACATGTGCAGATGTGGATCAAGCGCGCATTTCGCACAGACCCCATTGAGCCGGAGAAGATCATCCCTGCTATTGAGGGCCTTTACGAAGCGGCTGGATTGAAAAAGCCCCGTGTTGTTATCGTGCCGTCGCCGCATGTTATGGCGTTCTCATATGGTGCATCGGCTGCGATCTTATACAGATTGAAAAACGTAAGCACTGCGACCTACGATGCGACCGCTGCTGCGACTCGCGATGCGACCCGCGTTGCGACCGCTGCTGCGACTGACGCTGCGACTGACGCTGCGACCTATGATGCGACCTACGATGCGACCTACGCTGCGACCGCTGCTGCGACCTACGATGCGACCGCTGCTGCGACTGACGCTGCGACCTACGATGCGACCTACGCTGCGACCTACGATGCGACCTACGATGCGACCTACGATGCGACCGCTGCTGCGACTCGCGATGCGACCTACGATGCGACCCGCGATGCGACTCGCGATGCGACCTACGATGCGACCGCTGCTGCGACTCGCGATGCGACCCGCGTTGCGACCCGCGATGCGACTCGCGATGCGACCTACGCTGCGACCGCTGCTGCGACCGCTGCTGCGACTGTCGCTGCGACCTATGATGCGACCTACGATGCGACTCGCGATGCGACCGACGCTGCTGAAGCTTGTTTTGAGTTGGCAGGTAATTTGGGCATTGAGTGTGCGAAATTATGGTCTAAATCGTATCAAGGCGGAAACATGTGGTCAGCTTTCGATTGCTATCTGACAGCACTCCGAGATATTTTAGGTCTTGATCTGCCAGAACATGCAAAATACCGTTTTTGGGAACAAGCAACTATTCACGGCGGGTTTCGCGTGATGCACGAAGATTTCTGCATCGTCAGCGATTTTCCTGAGCGCATTTTGGTTGATGAGCAAAACCGACCGCACTGCGAAAATGGCCCATCCCATCGTTGGAGAGACGGTTGGTCGCTATATCATTGGCACGGCGTAAAAGTGCCTGCGCACTGGATTGAGGATCGCGCCAACTTAGACCCGAACGAAGTCATCAAGTGCGAGAACGTCGAACAGCGCGCTGCCGGGGCTGAGATTGTTGGCTGGCCAAAGATGCTCGACGTACTCAAGGTCACAGTGATTAACGACAGCGGCAACGAAGACATAGGGCAACTGATTGAACTGAAGCTGCCGGGTCTAAATAATCCTGGCCGCTTTCTGAAGGCTCGTTGCCCAAGAAACGGCATTATCGTTGAGGGCGTTCCATACGAAAGCGACATCGACGGATTGCCGATTAACACTGCTCTGGCTGCGCAGGCATGGAGAATTGGCGACGCGCAGTCGGAATACATCCACCCCGAAAAGCGTACTTAAAAAGGAGAAAGCACATGGCTAAGCAGATCATCGGCGCACAAGGCGAAATCACCATCATCAAGATCGACGCTATTCCTGATGCTCAAACGAAGAAGGCTGAGCGCAGCGCGAAGGGCTTCATCATTTCGCACAGCGAAAGCGGACATCATCACATCCTGACTGGCGGTGACGTGATGGAGCGGACTGATAAGGTTCCGGCAGGGATGCAGATCCTGTACGCCATCCTTGATGAACCGGCGTCACTCATTCAGGACGCACAGGTTCCGCACGGCGGGTATGATCTCGCTCCCGGCTTCTACGAGTTTCGCATTGCGCGCGAGTACAACCCGTTCCTCGAAGAAGCGCGCCGCGTGGCTGATTGATTTGCAGCGCGGGAGTGCGACCCGCGCCGCCCTTGAGGAGAAGAAGTGATGGCAGACTTTTACGAAGAGCTTATGGACGAGAATGACAGATTGAAAATTATTCTTAATATTAAGGAGAGAGAACTGAAAGCAGCGCGCTTAGTTGTGAAAGAGGCTTATTGGCATCTAGCTTACCAATGGCAATCGCACATGTTTGATGTTCCGAAACAGCCGTTCCGTGTAATTATGTCGATGTTTGCGCCGGAGGTGTACTTGATGATGACTAGGAGCGAACAAGAGTTGTTTGATGCGTTGAAGGCATACGAGACTGCGATGGGAGGCGATGACGAAACATCAATCCAAGCCATCCTCGCACAAAAATCATAGAGCTTCGCCCATGTCGGGCGGAGGATCGGGAATGTTCCCGGTCTGATATGGACTGGCTGAGATTTGTCTCCTCTGCTGGTCTCGGACTACTCTGAACTGACTTGCCCCCTGACGTATCGGAAACCCGTCAGGGGGCCTTTTAAGGAGCGATCATGGATACATGCGTAACGTGCAAGTTCACGGCTGTGAAGGATGGCGGATCTTTGCTGTGCCACCGCTTTCCTAAAGCGCAGCGAGTGGCGCGGGATTATGTCTGCGGCGAATGGCGACCTGATGTGAAAAAGGAAAAGACAAATGGAAATGATAAAAAATCTTCCGGCAAGTGAGTATCACGCGATCAAGGCTCTCAGCGCCTCGACCGCCAAGCAGCTTCTAAAGTCGCCAGCGCACTATCTCGCCAGCCTCGCTAATCCGCGTGAACCGACAGCGGCTATGCGTCTCGGAACGCTTTGCCATACGCTCGTCTTCGAGCCGCAGGAGTTCGAGAAAGAGTTCGCGATCATGCCGAAGGTGGACAAGCGCACGAAGTTCGGCAAGGAAGCCGCCGCCAGCTTCGAGGAAGCGAACGAAGGCAAGATCATTCTGGATGAGTACCAGTATGAGAAGGCTCGCGCGATTGCCGACAGCGCGCTCGCTCACCCGCTCGTGCAGGAATACATGAAGGGCGGGGATGCAGAGATCACGATGCTGTGGGAGCAGTACGGGCTGCCCTGCAAAGCGCGTGTGGACTATCTCGTGGGCGACGTCATCTTCGACCTCAAGACGTGCCAGGATGCAAGCCCGGAAGGGTTCGCACGACAGATCGGGGCGTTCCAATATCACCTTCAAGCAGCGCACTATGCAGCGGGCTATGAAGCGATAAACGGGAAGCCGCTGGACAGGTTCTGCTTCATCGCAGTTGAGAGCGAGCCGCCCTATGCGACTGGCGTATATGTGATCGACAGCGTTGGGCTGCAATCAGGGCGCGCGTTCATGGCGAAGGCGGCGAAAGCGTTCAAGCAAGCGCAGCAGCCGGAGAAGGTGAAAGCAATGTATGCGGATCACCTGGTTGAGCTGACATTGCCGAACTGGTCTCTTGCGCAACCTTTCTCGGCATAAGTAACAAACTATAGTTGACGAGATGGATTAACATTATGCAGGGTGAGCGAGAAGGAGTTCAAGGCCATGCAGGTTCGTTCGTCCCGTCAACTGCTTGACGTGTTTGAGAGAGAGATGAAGCGCGAAGGTTTCTCCGAGCGCGGGTTAGCAGCCAAGGCGCAACTGTCGTCCAACACCATTCATGCGTTGCGTCAGCGCGGTGGAAATATGACAACGGATACGATGCTGCGGCTTGCGAAGGAATTGGGCGTGAAGGTGAGGGTGGAGAAGTGAGCCACTGGGAGACAGTCGGTCAGTCCGATGAATGGTACACGCCCAAATATATTTTCGACAGCCTTCGGTGCAGGTTCGATTTAGACCCGGCCAATGCTGCTGAGAATGGGGCGCACGTTCCATCTTTCGAGCGATATGCGAGCGAAGGCCTGGAAAGGGAATGGAATGGGTTTGTTTGGTTGAACCCGCCATTCGGTAAAAGAAATGGCCTAGTGCCGTGGATCAGAAAATTTATCAATCATGGAAACGGTATCATTCTTGTTCCTGATCGAACGAGCGCTCCTTGGTTTCATCTTCTTGCTTCTCATTCGGATATGGTTCTTTTCGTTGCTGGTAAAATTAAATTTGAGAGGCCAGACGGAAGCTGCGGGAAGTCGCCCAGCACAGGGACCGCTCTGTTCGCCATCGGGCCGCGTGGTCAGAGTGGGTTAGTGAACGCTCGCAAACATGGACTTGGTTTAATCTTCACGAAATCAGATTGGATGATCCAATGATCCTCGGTATCGACTGCGGCCAGAACGGCGCGCTCGCGTTCTTCGACTTCGAGAAGGGCGAGCTAACGATCTTCGACATGCCGGTTGCAACGGTGGAGCGCAACGGCAAGACGAAGAAGGAAGTGAGCCCTGCGATGCTGGCGATGCTATGTCGCGGGATCGAAGTAAGGCGCGCAATTGTGGAGCGGGTCAACGCGATGCCAGGGCAAGGAGTCACGAGCATGTTCGCATTTGGTCGTTCGTTCGGCATCGTGGAGGGCGTGCTGGGCGGACTGAACATCCCCACCAGCTACGTCACGCCGCAAGCATGGCGCAAGGCGATGCAGGTTCGCGAAGGCAAGGACGGCAGCAGGCAACGTGCTGCGGAGCTGTTCCCGAAATACGCGGATCAGTTTGCGTTGAAGAAATGGGATGGCAGGGCAGAAGCAGCACTTATTGCTTATTACGGAGCGTTGAAATGAGAGAGCCAACCGAAGAGGAATTTGAAAAAATCCATTCACTCGCATTGGAAATTTTGGAGGTTCTTCAGAAAGAAGATCAATTTGTTAGCGACCTTGCAATGATTGAAGCGTTTGTTCTCCCTTGGTCTGTGTTGGCAGGTGGCAGGAAAGAAGACGCCAAGTTACATGGAGAATGGTTCTGTAAAGCTTTGATGCGCTGTTTGAATTTTACAATGCAAAATCGGCCAAACATAGTTGCTGGGAACGAAACGACAAATTGATAATGAGGATTGAAGCAAGATGAAAAAACTCACAGATGAAGAGAAAAAGTGGAACAAGTTCCGCAAAAAACTGGACGATCTAATTTACAGCGAAGAGGATCGAAATGCAGTGGCTCATTGCCTCATATGCGCGTTGGCGCAAATGTGCGTGACCACAGCAGATGAAGATGCCGTTTACGATCATGCGCGGCAATATACCAAGCGCTTTGATGAGATGGTCAGCTTCTTGATGGAAGATATAAACTAATCCCTTCCGGTGGGGTTCACCGGGTAATCGAAAAGGAAAAGTGAAATGGCTATTGGTATTAATTTGGAAGAGAAGAAGGGCGGCAACTTTCTTTCCGTGCTGAAGTTCGACGCGAAGGCGGGGCTTTTCATCATCGTGAACCGCGAACCGCAGAGCGACGGGACGTGGGAAAAGAACGAGATAGAGCTGGATAAAGCATTCAAGTTCGTGGCGGATCTTGAAAATCTGGAGGTTGGCTGGGCAAGCTTTAAGCCCGGAGCGGTGAATTTCACGATGTCGAAGGTAGGCGAACGTATGCCGGAGCGTCCTTCACCGGATCATAAGCAAGGCATCCGTTGCAGGATCTTCCTAAAGGATCACGGCTTGCGTGAGTTCGCGCACACATCAAAGAACGTGCTTCGCGCCTTCGATGCTTTGCATGATGAATACGCCCAAGCCGCAGACAGCAATCCTGGCAAGATGCCGGTGATCGAAGTCACGGGCACCGAGACAGTTAAGATGCAGACGAAGGACCAGGGCGAATTGCGTTTCCGCGTCCCCAAGTGGCACATCTCCGGCTGGGTTGCGCCGCCTGCGGAGTTCACGGCGGCAGCTTCTCCCGAGCCGGAGAAGCCAGCGCCGAAAGCCATGCCGAAGGCAAAGCCAGCGGACGATGAAGAGTTCTAGAGCTTAACAACTAAGCCCCCGCCCTAAAAAGCGGGGGTTTTTGCTAAGGGTAGGGACACCAACAAAAGGCGCGGCAATGCAACTTTCAGCAACGCATGAAACAGAGGACGCGACGATGCTGCTGGCCTATGCGACAGGCGGCGCTACCGACACAACGCTGATCCCCAAGAGCTACACCTGGGCGGGATTGTGCGACCGGCTGACAAGCCCGCGCGTCGGAAACAAGGATGGCAGCTACTACATCCGGGGCGGGAAGCTCAAAGCCAACAAGCGTGCGGACGAGAACCTGCTGGAAGCTGAGCTTCTGATCCTGGACGTTGACAGCACGTTCGATCCGGTGACGGGCGAGATCAGCGCAGGAGGCCCGCCAATCGACGACGTGGCGCGCGTTCTCTCGCAGCTAGGCTACACGTTCGTGGGGCACACGTCCCACAGCGCAGCCCCGGAGCAAGGCTTCTGGAAATATCGTATCGTGTTCCCGGCGAAGATGCGCAGCCAAGAAGAATTATGCGACTGCCTGGATTACATCATCGCGCAGTTGCACGGCGAGGGCGTCTATATCGCGGACGTGGCGGAGGCGCGTCGATGGTCGCAGCCCTGGTTCCTGCCACGGGTCAGGACGGAGGAGGACAAGGCGCACTTCCGCGCGGTGCGATATGACGGGCTCCCGTTCGATGTCGTGGCGGCCTTGGAATGGGCGCAGGAGAGGAAGAAGGCGGATGCCGCGATCCATGCAGCCAAGCAGACGGCGCAGGCGCACAGCATCGCCCAGAACGTCCCAGAGGGCGCAGGAACTGGATCCACATCTTTCCAGTCATTCAACGACAGCGTAGGGCTGGATGGCGTCAGGAACGCGCTGGAGGCCGCTGGATATAGGTTCGGGTATTTCGACCGTCGCCAGCAATGCTACCGCTACATGCGGCCAGGGAGCGAAAGCCGCACATGTGGCGTCGTCGTGTTCAAGGGAAGCCAAGGGCATTGGTGTACGTACTCGCATCACGGAAGCGCGGACCCGCTGAGTGGCCGCGTCTGCGATCCGTTCGATCTGATTACGACGCTGCAATACGGGGGAGACAGGAAAGCAGCGGCGAGAGCGCTGATCCCGCGTGTTGAGGAACCTTCAATCGTGGAGCAAATCGCGGCGCGCCAAGCTGCGGGCGAGGCGCGGCCCGTGACCGACAGCGCCAAGGGAAACAGTGAGCAACCGTTTATCGTACAGCCTGCGGGCGTGAGAACAAGTGAACAGAAAGCAAACGATTTCCAGCTTGAGCATTGGTCGGCAATGCAGGACCAGAAGGTGCGCTGGCTCGTACGTGATCTGATCCCGTCAGGCGGCTTCTGCGCGCTGTTCGGCAAGCCTGGCACGTTCAAGAGCTTCGTGGCGCTCTACCTAAGCGCCTGCATCGCCTGCGGGCGGGAAGCGTTCGGTAACGAGACGGAACAAGCGGCAGTCGTGTACGTGGCCGGAGAAGGCGGATTCGGTATGGGCTCTCGCATGAGGGCGCTACGCAAGCTGCACGAGATACCGGAGGACGCGCCGCTATTCTTCCTGCGCAGGCAGATCAATCTCAGATCGACGCTGGATGACGCCACGAAGCTCGTGGACGCCATCAAGGCGCTTAACGCGCCCGTGGGGCTGGTTGTGATCGACACCCTGGCCAGAGCCTTCGCAGGCGGCGATGAGAACGCCAGCGAGGACATGGGCGCGTTCATGGCTATCGTGGCCGAGATCCAGCGGCTGCTCGCCTGCGCGGCCCTAGTCGTACACCACAGCGGTAAGGATGAAGCTCGCGGTATGCGTGGCCACAGCTCCCTGTTCGGCGCGATAGATGCGGAACTGGAAGTCACCCGCCTCTCAGCGGACGGAGCCGAGGACCGGATCGGGCAGCTTCGAACCAGCAAGCAAAAGGACGGAGAGGATAACAAGACCTTCGTTTACCGGCTTCCGCTCGTAAGCCTATCCGACATAGATCCTGATGCTGCATCTCTCGCCGTTCAACCCATGACTAAAGATGAAGCTCAAGCTGTGAGGCCAGCGAAAAAAGGTAAGGCAGGACGCGGAGAAGGGACCGGGCAGACACGGAACAGGGAGTCGATCAACGAAGGCTTGGCGATTGCGGCCCTGCGGCTTGCGCTCAAGCACAAGCCTTATGAGCCCATGTTCGAGCAGATGAAGGACGCGAAAAAGGTCGCCCATGAGGACGATTGGTTGTCCTTTTTCCGGACGCTTTACGATCCGGACGACCAGAAAAAGCCGGAAAGCGCCTTACGGAAGTTCCGGGATGTCAAAAATGCCCTTTATACGTCCGGACGGATAAGGCCTTTTAGCAATTATGCTTGGTTTTCAGAGTCTTATGAAGAGGCGGACGGATAAGGACGCGGACGGATAAGAGTTCCCGACATCTTATCTGTCCGGACGCGGATGATGCGCAACCCTTTAGGGTGCGCATCCGCATCCGGAAAGTGTCGCAAGTTTTGAAGATGTGGTTTATAGCTGGACATTTATTGTTGCTCTTAATAGATGTGTCCTGTATGTTTCTGCTGTCCGCTGGGGGCAAGAAGCAGATGGAGGCAGCAGCATGATCGACCGCAGAATTACAGCCGACGAATGGGAATTGATTAGGGAGATTGTCAGAGGGGTCGTTAGGGAGATTGAAGCGGAGCGGCAGGAAAGATTGCACGCCCGCTTGGAGCTGGCGCGGAAAGCGAGGGGCGTGAAGAGAGAGGCGAAAGCAGCCGAACCAAAGGGGCCACCGCCTTTGCCGCGTAGCTGCCTTTCAGCGCTTGGCGTGCTAGGCAGAATGAAAGAGGCGACGCCGTGTGATTGGAAGGATGAACTGGTCGCCGCGACAGGGGCGAATCCCGAAGCAGCCCGCAAGTGTATTTCGCGGGCTATCCCTCGCTTGATCGAACGCGGAATGATCGAGTGCGTGGGGAATAGAACGTTCCGACCGGTTCATCCTGTTTTGTAAATGGGCTTTATCGGGCCAGCGGGGATGAAGCGGCGTTTCCGGTTCCGGGGCGCGGCAGGCGGCGTTGCAGGCTCTGGCGCGGTCGTTTCCGGTTCGGGTTCGAGGCGCGGCATGGCGTCGAACGATTGCAGGCCCATTGCGATCAGGGCGCGCCAGGTTGGACGCAGCGGGCGATCTCCAGCGCGGCAATCGCACCAGCGGCGGATCGTGCGCTCGCTCACTCCCACAAGGGCGGCAAGTTGCTGCTGCTCCATGCCGCGCGCTTCTAACGCGGCGCGCAATTCGGACGGGGTTCGCGGGGATTGGTCAAGGTTCAGCACTGGTCACGCTCCAAAGGCGAAAGCGAGGATGATGCAAAAGGCGATGAAAAGGGCGGCGGCGAGTAGATCGGTTATAGCGCGAATGACAGTGAACATTTTTCGTCCCTTTCAGGTTGGAATTGTGTGGAGGAGAATAGGATATGGCTAGAAAGCTCTCAGATGGCGCAGGAAGGCATGGGAACGGGTTCGTGGCCGGTCCGGTGTGGGTCGATCAATCGCAGGCCGTCACGGACGCCCTGAAGCCTTTGGACCGCATAGCCGTAGAGATGGAAGCGAAATGGGGCGTTGGGCGTCTCCCGCGCCTTGTGTCGCCGGATATGGCAGCGCGGTTCGGGTCGGCGCGGGACAAGCTGAATGAGGCCATTCGCGAAAATGACGGGGACGCCGTGGCGAAACGCGCGGCTGTCATGATCCGGGGATGGCAGGCCTTGGACAAGGCGGCGAGTGACGCCGGTTGCGAGGCTTTGCCGTTGCGAACGGTCGGTGTACGTCATGAAGGGCGTTCCTATGTGGTTGCGTGGGATCGCGCGGACGTTCATCGCGCTGCGGCGCTTTCTGATGCGCCCGAGAACGTGGTCACTGTGAATGAGTTGCTGGTGGCCTATCAAGCGTTGCGGGCGCGTATTGAGGGAGTGAAAACAGCGTTTCCGGGCGCGGAGGTGGTCCGGGCAGCATTGCCGCCCGGTGGGGATGGCGTTCCGTTTTAGTTGGGGATTGTCGTGTTGCGGCATTGCGCTTGCCGCGATGTTGTGATTATTGGACATGCTTGTTCCTTCTTAGGCGGTTCAGGGTGGTTCACCACTTATCCTTGAACCGCCTTTTTTATATTTACATCCCTAAATAATGGTCTTTTACGATCTCTAGGAAAATATCTTCCAGATCATCAATGCTTACGTTGATGCCTGTATCCGTATGGAACTCATCGGCTAGATCGTAAGTAGTCCGAACATTAATGAAGTCGGCATCATCCTGCTTCTTTTCATTAAGCAAGCGTTCGGCAATTCGTGTTGCTGCGGCTTTGATGTGTTTATCCATCTGGGCTTCTTTCTGCGATTGGCGTGATTGCGCGCGCGACGGTTTATATTTGTAGGACAAATTGTCCTATCATCATAATCGTTTGTTCCGATTGATTGGTCGGAATTGATAGGTGGAAATAGGCCGGAAGGGCGGGAGTGTTATAATGTAACGGGTGTAAAAGTATTCCGTTTGGAATAATGTTTGCCAAATGTTTGGCAACGGTAATTAGGTACCGCATGACAAAGGTAGAGCGAGAAGCGGGCGGAAGGTTCAAAAAGGGCGTTGTGGCGAACCCGTTTGGCGGAATGCCACGGGCAAAGGTCATGGCCCTGAAAAAGCTCGAGGGACTGACGGGCAAGGCAATCGCGCGATTGGAGAAGCTGATAGAAGACCCGAACGGGGCTGTGGCCATATCAGCCGTGCGCGAAGTACTGGACCGGAACTTGGGCAAACCAAAGCAGAATGTAACCGTCGACGTAACATCGACGCACGTCCTGCACCTACAAGCGCTTGAAGAGCTGGCCGAACGCAAGAAGCGGCAGATCATAGAAGCGCAAGCCATTGATATTACGCCGTTATCTGTATCAGCAAATCCTGATATCACACTAGATAGAATAGTGTCGCATGACTGTAATGTTATAGAGTTGCAGTCAGATAGCGCGGACTTGACCGCAATCGACATGAGCGCGACCGCGGAAGCCCCCCGGCCTCCCGAAGCCCCGGGGGCGGCTGCATATGCACCCACCACCCCCGCTACGGACGAAAAATTGTGACTAACGTAGTCGGCCTGTACTCCCACAATTTTCGCGACGCGTCCGCATCTTTGCGTCACTTAGCTGACTGCATAGACGCGGGCGAGTATGGTGACGTTAAATGTGTTGGCGTCTCTCTTTTGGGTGATGGCTTGTTTGTTTTCGGTTGCGGAAGGGATAGCGAACACACTGATACTGCGCTTGTTTTGCACGCTGGTTTTCAATTTTTAATGGATCAATTCATCAATCGCTAACTCCCCCACCCCCCTCCCCCGGCACGAAAGCCGCCGCTCCCATGACCCAAAAAAATACATTTATTGAGTTCATCGAACTCTACGGCGACGACCCTGTTGGCTTCGTTCGAAACGTTCTGGGAGCGCAGCCGCAGCCGTGGCAGGAGGAGTTTCTGAAGAAGATTGCGCGGGGCGAGCGCCGGATCTCGGTTCGCGCAGGACACGGTGTCGGGAAGAGTACAGCTTGTTCTTGGGCGCTCATTTGGCACATGAGTTGCCGTTATCCACAGAAATCTATCGTCACTGCACCGACTGCGAGCCAGCTTTTCGACGCCCTTTTTGCCGAGCTTAAGTCGTGGCTGAACAAGCTTCCGCCTGTTCTGAAGGAGAGCTTCGAGGTCTTCAGCGACAAGATCACGTTCAAGGCCGCGCCGGAGAGCAGCTTCATCAGCGCGAGAACGAGCAGCAGCGAGAGGCCGGAGGCGTTGGCGGGCGTACATAGCGAGCATGTCTTGCTCGTGGTGGACGAGGCGAGCGCGGTTCCTGAGTCTGTGTTTGAGGCTGCGGCTGGTTCGATGTCGGGACACTCAGCGACGACGATCCTGATTTCAAACCCGACGCGCAATAGCGGGCTTTTTTACAAGACGCATCATGATTTGGCTGCTGACTGGAATAGGATGCATGTGAGCTGCGTGGACAATCCTCTGGTTGCGGAAGACTTCGTTCGCCAGATCGAAGCGACGTATGGGAGGGACAGCAACGCCTTCAGGATACGTGTTCTTGGCGAGTTTGCGCTGGGAGATGACGACACTCTTATTCCTGCGGATTTGGTCGATAGCGCGATGAATAGGGACATCACGGTAAGTCCGACAGAGCCGATGGTGTATGGCGTTGACGTTGCGCGTTTCGGAACGGACAGAACCGCGTTGTGCAAGAGACGCGGGAACGTCGTGATGGAGATCAAATCGTGGGGCGGTCTGGATATTATGCAGACGGTCGGCATGATTGTGAACGAAGCAAAGATGGATAGCCCTGAAGAGATCTGCGTTGACACGATTGGCATGGGCGGTGGCGTCGCAGATCGTTTGAGGGAGCAGGGTTTCAACGTTCGGGACGTGAACGTTTCCGAAAGCACAGCGATGAACCCGAATGTTCATCGTTTGCGCGACGAGCTGTGGGTGACGGTAAAGGAATGGCTGACCACGAGAGCGGTGAAGTTGCCGAAAGATCCAACGCTGCGGCATGAGCTAGTTGCGCCGAGATATTCTTTCCGCAGCGATGGCATTCTTGTTGTTGAGTCGAAGGACTCGATGCGGAAGCGTCGTATGCGTTCGCCTGACCTGGCCGATGCGCTTTGCTTAACCTTCGCTGGCAATGCTGCTATGGTAGGTGGGCGTGGTTCGCATTGGCGTCCTGGTAAACCATTGAGCCGTGGGATTAGGGGAGTTGTGTGATGAAGACACCCGCTTGGACGCGAAAGGCAGGACAGAATGCGAAGGGCGGATTGAACGCCAAAGGTCGCGCTTCCTACAAGGCTGCGACGGGCGGCACGCTGAAGCCTCCTGTGAAGTCCGGCGACAATCCGAGAAGGGCGAGCTTTCTGGCTCGGATGGGCGGGATGCCTGGTCCTGAGCGGGACGAGAATGGGAAGCCGACGAGGCTTTTGCTGTCGTTGCAGGCGTGGGGCGCTACCAGCAAGGCGGATGCGAAGAAGAAGGCTGCGGCTATTTCTGCGCGAAACAAGGGGAAGCAGTCATGAAGAAGCCGGTCTGGAAGACGAAAGATCCGACGAAGATGGACAAGAAGCTTTCGCCTGGTCAGAAGGTTTCTGCGAAAGCGGCGGCGAAGAAAGCGGGTAGGCCATACCCGAATCTCGTCGATAACCTTCAGGCGGCTCGTAAGAAGTAGCTTACTTTGCTAGTTTTGCGTCCTGTGCTAGATTGTCTCTGGTTTTTGCAGGAGTTTCGCCATGTCCGGTCCTGGGGTTCAGGCAAGCATCCCGACGTATGCTGAGGCAATTACGAAGTCGGATACGGCTTCCAACGCGTTTTCTTACATTTATGTTGGGACGACGGGGAACGTTGCGATTGTGACAGAGGATGGTCAGACAGTGACGTTCAATTCCGTTCCGGCTGGTCAGTACATCTGGGTCAGGACGCAGAAGGTTTTGGCTGCGACGACGGCTTCCAACATGGTTGGGTTGCGCTGATGCTTCTCGGGTTTCGTTCCACACTTCTGTCCTCTGTTGCGTTTAGCCCTGCGTCTCTCTTCGCGGCTGGCGAGCAGGGCGTGTGGTACGACCCGAGCGACATGACCACGCTGTTTCAGGATAGCTCTGGCACGACGCCTGTGACGGCTGTAGAGCAGCCTGTTGGTTTGATGCTGGATAAGTCGAAGTCCGGTGTCGGGACCAACGGCGCGAAGCGGGTCAATCTGCTGACGTGGACTGAGGATTTTAGTAACGCAGCGTGGACAAAGGGCGCAGCGACAATAACGGCCGACGCTGTCATAGCGCCTAATGGAACAACAACGGCAGATGCAATATTTGAAAATGTTCCGAACTCTGCCCACTTTATTTCGTCTTTGAATGTTGGGTCTTCAAACGTAAATAACACCTTTAAGTTTTATGTTAAGGCAAACGGTAGAACAGCAATACGTGCATACCTAGTCCAGACGGGTGCGGCGGGATATATCTATTCTGACTTCGATTTGAGCACTGGATCTGTTTATGGATCAGCAACGGTTGTCGGTACCGCGTCAACCCCATCTTCTTCAATCCAATCTGTTGGTAATGGATGGTATCTTTGCGCTGTTGGCGGCATAGCAGGAACCCTTGCGACAACAGTTTATGTTCAGATCAATTTGTTAAACTCTTTGCCCGCACCAGCAGGTGACGCTTATCCCGGAGATATCACTAAGGGCATCTACATCTGGGGCGCAGACCTCCGTCTTGCTTCCGAAGCATCGACCGTCCCGACGCCGTACCAGCGCATTGACGCATCGTGGTCCGCAACGATGCCCGGCAACCACGCCACGCAAGCGACGCCTTCCGCGCGCCCGGTGCTGTCCGCGCGGGTGAATTTGTTGACGAAGACTGAAGAGTTTAATGATGCGTATTGGGGAACGGCAAGCCGCGTAACAATCTCTGCTAACACAGCGGATACGACTGATCCGTTGGGCGGAAACACCGCAGATAAGATGATTGAGGTTGCTGCAACAGGAACGCATCGTGTTCAACCACTACCTGCTGGATATGTAGTCACTGGCGGGGCAACTCAAACATTACAATCAAAAATAAGATTTAAGAAGGGAACACGTGACTGGGTATGGCTTTCTATATCAGACTCAGGCGGCACAAATCAGTGTCAAGCTTGGTATGACCTAACAAATGGAGTTGTTGGGACCGTTACTAATCTAGGCATTGCAACTGGCGCATCTGCGACGATAACGCCTGACGTGAACGGTTGGTTCATATGTCAACTTTCTGGTAAGTCCTCAACCATTGCCGGAGATGCAACAGTATTTTATGGGATGGCTACAGGAAACGGCGTAAATTCTTACGCTGGCGACATTACCAAGCACGTTTACCTCTGGGGCGCGGACCTCCGCGTAGCCAACGACACGGCGCTGCCGGTTTATCAGCGCGTTGACACGTCCACGAGCTACGATACGACGGGCTTCCCGATGTATCTGCGGTTCGATGGGTCCGATGATGCAATGGCGACTGCGAGCATTGATTTCAGCGTCACCAACAAGATGACGGTGTTCGCGGGTGTGCGGAAGCTGAGTGATAGCGTAAGCGGAGCTGTCGTTTCTCTTGGAACATACATCTCTGGAAACACATTTGAGTTGCAGGCTCCAAGTTCAGCGGCTCCAACTTCAAACTATCTTTGGGCCACGCACGGTAACGGAGCCAACATAACAAACGACGACTTCAATTCTTATCGGTTTGATAACGTGGCCGCGCCAATTACGAATGTCTTAACTGGGTCTGCGGACAGGTCAATTCAAAACCCGAATGGTGTTTCGCTCCGTAATAATGGCGTCACCGCCGCGCGCACTGCAACGGCATTCACCGGCTTAAACGTCTCAGGAAACTTTGATAATGCTGCGTTGACTATTGGTCGGCGCTCCACGTCCCCAACCATTTATCTCAACGGTCGCCTTTATTCGCTCATCGTTCGCGGCGCGGCCACGAGCGCAGCAGACATCACCAGCACGGAAACGTGGATCAACGATAAGACGAAGGCGTACTGATGGACATCTTTCGCACAATGATCGTCCCCGACGCCAACGTCGAATTAGCCCGCGCTATCGCGGTCAGCTTCGGCCCCGGTGGCGAGAACATGTGGATCTCGGAACTTTCGCCCACCGGCGACGCGCCTGCGACGCATTACATCTCCACGGGCTATGTCCCGCCGGAGTATGGCTATCTCGTGCCTTGCCAGACGTGGGAACAGTCAGAAGACGGTAGCTGGACGCTCGTCTCATCTACGCCCGGCGATCCTGTAGCGGTCTACACTCATGCGACAGAGGCTGGCGTCGAGTGTACGCAAGCGGACGTTGACGCGCTGTTTGTAGCCGCGGACGTTACGGAACAGCCTTGGCCCGTCGCTGTGGAGCGGCTGGGATTGCAGCCTGTTCGCAGCGAGTTCTCATGATCCTGACGCAGGTTGATATTGCATTTTCGCGGGTGGAGATACCTCCGCTGACGCAATATCGCCCCTGCAATCCGTCCGTTGTTGTGCGAGACGGGTTCTATTACGCGACGGTCAGGGGCTGCAATTACGATCTGAAGCGCGGGTATCATTTCACGATTGGTTCCGCGCCTTCAGTGACGCCTGACAGCCAGAACTATCTGGCGATCATCAACAAGCATCTTGAGGTGACGGATTACTGGTTCCTGGAGGACCGGCATATTCGTTCAGATCCACGCGCTTTGGACGGCCTAGAGGATCTTCGCCTGTTTGAGTACGACGGCGAGGACTACGTACTAGCTTCTGCGCTGCACTACACGCCGACGCCCAAAAACACGATGGTGTTGTGCAAGGTGGATGGTCGCAAGTTGCGCGATCCAGTCTTCATTAAGTCGCCAAAGAACGCGACGATTGAAAAGAACTGGATGCCGCTCGTTCGCGATGACGGGCTGTATTTCGTTTATCACACGTCGCCGTTTGAGTTGTACCGCCTGCATGGCGAAGAGCTTGTGCGGGTGCTGAAGACGGGCGAGACCGATAACTGGCCTGATGGATTGTCTGGTTCGTCCTGCGTCATGCCGTATGAGGACGGCTACCTGGCGGTTGTGCATCGTAAGACGATAGACCAGAAAAAGCGGCTGCACTTCTACCGGCATCATCTCATTCAGTTTGACAGCGAAATGCGTCCTGTACGCATGGGGCGCAAGTTTTCTTTTGAGGATGAGCGCATCGAATTTTGTTCTGGGCTTGCATTTGACGGGGAAAATGTCCTTTTCAGCTATGGACTGATGGATCAGAAAGCGGTGATCCTGAAAATGCCAAAAGATAGCGTGAGGAGGCTATTTTGAACTTGTCTATTTGCATCCCGACGCGGGAAACGGTGCATTCTGCGTTTGCTTACGATCTCTGCCTGCTTTCGACGTACTGGTACGCCAAAAGCCCTGTGGGGTCGGCAATGAATATCCACATGGTGAACGGGACGTTGATCGCGGATCAGCGTCAGAAGCTCGCGCAGATGGCTTTGCGTCATGGGGCCGATTACGCGCTGTTTCTGGATAGCGATATGCGGTTTCCCCGCGATCTGGCGCAGCGTCTGATTGCGCATGGCAAGGACGTTGTGGCTTGTAACTACTCGACGCGCCGTCTTCCGGCCAAATCCGTCGCCTGGTCCGACTTCTCGATGCAGAAGTTCATCTATTCCCATGATCGGTCAGGGCTGGAGCCTGTGGACGCGATTGGGATGGGCGCGATGCTCATCAGGACGGACGTGTTCCGCAGGCTTCCGCAGCCGTGGTTTCAGGTCGTCTATTCCAAGGCTGCTCAGGCGTTCATTGGCGAGGATATTTATTTCTGCCAGTTGGCGAAGTCCCACGGCGTCACGGTTCATGTAGATCACGACGCCAGCAAGCAGATCAGCCATATCGGAACCTTCGAGTTCAGCCACGATCATGTGGCTGCGTGCGTGGAGAAAGAAGATGCCGGGCAAGATGAAGGGTGAGAAGAAAATGGCCTCTGTCATGCGCGAGTATGGCGCTGGCAAGCTGCATAGTGGAAAAGGCGGCCCTGTGGTAAAGTCCAAAAAACAGGCTGTTGCGATCGCCCTCTCGGAAGCAGGGATGGCGAAGAAGAAAAAAGGACGTTGAAACATGGCCCAAGGCTACGATCCCGACATCATCCCGCAGGGCGCTGGGGGAGCGACAAATCTTGGATACGATCCCAAGACGGGCTTTGCCTTGGGCTCAAACGCTCGTTCTAAGGACGACGCGGAAAATGAGATGGAAAACGAATACAACGAGGATGACGCGTCTCCTAACGAATTAGAGCCGATGGACGACGAGGAGTTCCGCTATACCGTCAAGCAGGCGATAGAGGACTCCCAGACGTACATCGACAGCTACCTCGCTCCGCAGCGTGAGCGGGCGATGGCGTACTATCTGGCCGAGCCTTTCGGGAACGAAGAGGATGGGCGCTCCCAGGTTGTGCTGACGGAAGTTCGCGACACCGTTCTCGCGATGGTTCCGTCGCTGCTGCGCATCTTCACGGGCGGGGACAAGATCCTTGAGTTCGTGCCGAAGTCGCAGGAGGACGTGGCTGCTGCGGAACAGGCGACGGACCTCATCAATCACATCTTCTACCAGGAAAACCCTGGGTTCCGCATCCTGCACGACGCCATCAAGGACGGCCTTTTGCTCAAGACCGGCATACTGACGTGGTACAAGCTGGATGAGGAGAAGGTCGAGTATTACTCCTATTCAGGCCTGTCTCCTGAAGAGGCGATGTTCATTTCGCAGGACAGCGAAGTGCAGGTCGATGAGTACGAGGAAGAGACGGATCTGATGACCGGCGTCTCGCTGGTCAAAATGAAGATCCGCCGCATTCGTCGCACGCCTCGCTACATCATCGAGTCGGTTCCGCCTGAGCAGTTCCTGATCGACAACGAAGCGACCTCAATTGATGAGGCTATCTACGTTGCGCGCCGCAAGCTGGCGACGATTTCAGAGCTTGTTGCGATGGGCTATCCGCGCGACATCATTGAGATGAACGCTGGAACTGGCGGCTTTGAGATGAACGGGGAAGTGATTACCCGTAATCCGGCTGACCAGTCGTTCTTCGGCATCACGAACACGACAGACGAGACGACGGACAAGGTTTTCTACGTCGAAAGCTACATCAAGATCGACAAGGACGGCGACGGGATTGCAGAGCTACACAAGGTCTGCACCGTAGGTAATGGTACGTACATCCTCTATGACGAGGTTGTCGATAGCGTACCGTTTGCGCTGCTTGAGCCAGATCCGACGCCGCACACGATCTTTGGTCAGTCGATTGCGGATCAGACGATGGACTTGCAGCTCATCAAGTCCTCGATCATGCGAAATACGCTCGACAGCCTTGCGCAGTCGATCCACCCCCGCACCGTTGTGGTTGAGGGGCAGGTTAACATTGACGATGTGCTGAACGTCGAAACTGGGGCGATCATCCGAGCTCGTGCGCCTGGGATGGTGCAGCCTCTTGCAGAGCCTTTCGTTGGCCAGCAGGCCCTTGGCGTGATGTCGTATCTGGATGAGATCAAAACCCAAAGGACCGGGATTTCTCGCGCTTCTCAGGGTCTCGACGCCGAGGCTCTTCAATCCACGACGCGGGCCGCTGTACAGGCGCAGCTTTCGTCGTCCCAAGAGCGAATTGAGATGATCGCTCGCCTGTTCGCGGACGGGATCAAGCGGTGCTTCCAGGGCGTTCTGAAGATGGTGATCCGCCATCAGGACAAGCCGAAGATCATCCGTCTGCGCAACAAGTTCGTGCCTATTGATCCTCGTGGCTGGGATGCCTCGATGGATATGATTGTGAACATCGCTCTTGGGCGTGGTTCCGATGAGCAGCGCATGATCTTCTTGCAGGGCATCCTTGCCCAGCAGAAGGAGATCATCGCCAACTTCGGGCCGTACAATCCGCTCGTTTCTCTTGAGCAATATCGCGACACCTTGTCGGAGATCACGAAGCTTTCGGGCTACATGGACCCGTCGAAGTTCTTCAAGGAAGTGTCTCCGGAAGAAGTGCAGGCGTTCATGCAGCAACAGGCTGAGAGCAAGCAGCAGCAGCCTGACCCTGCGGCTCTCCTCGCACAGGTTGAGGCTGAGAAGATTAAGGCGGACATCCTGATTAGCGCGGCGAAGCAGGAACTGGAACGCCAGAAGGCTGCGGCTGCGGCTGACTTCGAGCGCGACAAGCTGTTCGTTGATGCGATGCTTCGAGCTGCTGAGATCGAGGCGAAATACTCGACGCAGGTGGATATGGCGCTCATCAAGGGCGAAGTTGATCGCCAGCGAGCTGAGATCCAGCAGATGTTCAAGACCGCTCAGGGGCCCGCGCCTGCTGACTTAGGAGTTATTCAGTGATCGAGAAAGAGGATCTGTGGCGCGCAGCGAAGCTGATTAACGGCGACCTTGCGGTAGCGGAAGTTTTCCGGCGTCTTGAGGATCGTCTGGTTGAGGATTGGAAGGGTTCTGCTCCTGAGAATGAGCAAAAGAGGATGGAGGCGTACTATATGGTGCGCGCCATAAGTGCAGTGA